GTACCGGCTAACTTAGTTCCAATTGAGGATTTATCTTTAGATCAGGCGTATAACAATGCAACCATAAATGGCAAGTAGTGTTAAATATCACAAAACGTATTTAAAGCTGCATAAAGAGTATGAGGCTTATGCTTATCCTATAATAAAAAAAGCCTTGGATGATCAGACAGGTGCAGTTGCTGATTTTGTCAATCAGGATAACTTTGATAACATTGATTTATACATTGAGTTCTTAGTTCAGCAGAAACCTTTATACAACGGATTAGAAAAAATCTACACGAAGGTTGGCGTATCATCTGCTACATTCTCTTATGACTGGATTCGTAATTCAGTACCTAAAACCAAAAAGGATTTTATTATTGATTTCTTTAATGCTGCTTGGTATGAGGAAATGGTAAACTACTTTAGACTAATCGGAGGCACTAAGGTTACAGGCATTGATGATACAACTAGAAATATTGTAAAAAACTTATTGGCTAATATTTTAGGACAAAATTTGTCCAGAAGAGAACAAGCAAAGCTATTTGAAGAAAGCCTAAATGATCCGGCGTTTAACAGGGCAAGGTCTTTGGTTATTGCAAGAACAGAAGCTACTACTGCGGCAAACTTCGGAATTAATATGGGCGCTGAAAGTTCAGATTATGAAGTTGTAAAGTTTTGGATTAATACTAGAGATTCTAGAGCCAGACCTTCGCATCTGGCAATGACTAAAGATCGTATTGCATTAAATCAGCCTTTTATGGTTGGTGGAACTCCAATGATGTATCCCGGTGAAGTTGGCGCACCTGCGGCTGAAGTTGTAAATTGCAGATGTGTTATGGCTACTGAAGCATTAAAGGATGATGATGGGTTGCCGATACTAAAGCCAAGAACGCCGCCGTATATAAAAGACTTAAAAGCCAAAACATATACAGACTATCCACAAGCTGCAACCAATAACGCAAAACGTGCTTTACAATGGGCAGAAGAAAACGGATGGGGCGATTGCGGTACGCCAGTTGGCAAGGCAAGAGCCAGACAGTTGGCAAATAGAGAACCTTTGTCAAGAGATACAATTGCAAGGATGGCATCATTTAAAAGGCATCAACAACATGCAGATGTTCCATATTCAGAGGGTTGCGGCGGTTTAATGTGGGATGCATGGGGCGGAACTTCAGGGATTGAATGGGCAATTAGAAAATTAAATGAAATTGATAATGAATAAAAGTATATTTACAGAAATTTTTCTCTTATGAAAGGATTATTAGAATATAAGAACTTTAAAGCCGAGATCAAGGACATGGATCCTCAAAGGATGACTGTAACCGGGTACTTTGCTAGTTTCGGGAATATGGATTATGATGATGATATTATCATGCCAGGCGCAGCGACTAAAACAATTGCAGAACGTGGTCCTATGGGATCGAATGAGATATTCTTTTTGAATCAGCATAACTGGTCTCAGCCACATGGCAAACCAATGGTATTAGAGGCGCAGGAAAAAGGTATTTACTTTGAGAGTTCTATTGCACCTACTTCATACGGAAAGGATGCAATGATTCTTTATGCTGAAGGTATTGTTGTCCAGCACTCAATTGGATTTAGTACAGTTAAGTCTGACTATGATCAAAAGACAGGAACAAGAATTATCAAAGAGATTAAATTATATGAAGGATCTAACGTAACTTTGGGCGCTAATCCTGAGACACCATTTACAGGCTTTAAGTCTTTGACAATGGCGGAGATCAATGATCAGATAGGTAAAATGATTAAGCTATTAAAAGATGGTAGCTTAACTGATGAAGGTTTTGGTAGATTGGAAATAGCATTAAAGCAATTCCAATTGGAAGCCTTTAATTTAGGTAAAAATTCACTATTAGATAAAGAGCCGGTAATTGCCACTCCAGATGCTAATGAGCCGAATATATTAACAAGTTTAATTAACGTATTACAAAATTAAAAAATGGACAATTTAGAAGCAAAGGCTCAGGAGTTGCTAGATGCAAACAAAGCCAAAACATTAGATGAAGCAAAGACTATCATCGCAAACGCTATCAGCGAAGCAACAAAAGCAGCTGATTTAAAGCTAGAAGAATTACAAAAATCTACAACTGTTAAATTTGATGAAATGGACAAAGCATTGCTTGAAGCCAAATCAGAAAACAACAGAATGAAAATGGATGCTAAAGATAAAGCACCAGTTTCTTTTAATCAGGCTTTTGCTACTGCAATGGATGAGAACTCTGACAACTTGGAGAAATTCAAGAGAAAAGAGATCAAGCAATTTGCAATGGAGTTAAAGACAGTTGGCGATATGTCATTGTCTAACATCACAGATTTAGCTGCTGCAAACGTACAGATGCTACCGGGTATCATCCCAGCTGCACCGCGTAAGTTGCACATCAGATCATTACTTCCTACTGGAGTTATGACTACTTCTGCAATTCACTACTTGCAAGAAACAGGTTCTGAGGGATCAGTTGCTGCATGGGCAGATAATTCAGGAAGCAAATCTCAAATTGATTACGATTTGACAGAAGAGGTTGCACCATCTGAGTTCATCGCAGGTTACCTTCGTATTACTCGCAAGGCGCTTGATGATATCTCTGCTATGCGTTCTTACCTTCAGTCACGTTTGCTTGAGCAGTACCTTGATGCAGAAGATAATCAGTTGCTTAATGGTAACGGAACTTCTCCAAACTTAGGTGGTTTGATTACTAACGCTGAGGCTTACTCAGGTTTCCGTACTATTCAGGTTGAGAAATTGGTTGATTCAATTGCACAAATTGATGGAAACAATCACTCTGCAAATGGTATTCTTTTAAGTCCTGAGCAGTATTATGCTTTGTTGCTTAACAGATCAACTACCAATGAGTACACTTTGCCAGGACTAGGAACTGTAACCTCTGTAAATGGTCAAATGTTTATCTCAGGTGTTCCGGTATTCAAATCTACTGCAATGAGTGATTCTAAGTACCTTGTTGGAGATTGGGCAAAAGGTGCGCAGCTTTATGTTCGTGAGAATCCGATTGTAAGATTCTTCGAAGAAGATGGTACAAACGTGAGAGAAAACAAGATTACAGTTCGTGTTGAAGGTCGTGTTGCACTTCCTATCTACTATACTGATGCATTTGTGACTGGTTCACTTAATGCTAATCCAAGCTAACTTTTTTAGTGTTTATGGGGAAAGCCTGTCGAGAAATCGGCAGGTTTTTTTTTGTTATTAAAATAAGTACATTTGTAATGTAGTCAGGAGTTCATTGGTTGAATGCACCTCTCAAAGGTTGAGATTAACAGATTGGATCACTCAGTATAGCAAAGCATGTAGCAGGTTCAAATCCTGTCCTGATTACTTTATTTAAAACTATGTTTAAAGCCAACTTTATAGGTGAAGCAGGATTATACAAAAATCAAGAGTATAAAATTTGTATTGGCGTTATAAATGGTTGGATTCATGTCCGCAGAAAGTGCGGTGCAGGGCGCGTTAATTACCAATCAATATTAGAGTTCCTAAGAGATTGGGATAACATCCGTAAAGTATGAGAATTTTCCATTTAGGATTATGCGTTGGTCCTCCTCCATTTGATTCAATGCGTAAAGCCTTTTTAGCTAATTGTGATGATTACATCGAATTAAGCACAGGAGAAAAAGATGTAAATACCAAAGCTATTGCAATGGCTAAAGCATTTAGGCCCGATATCATATTCATGCAAATTAAGCAGCAAACATCATTCATATTGAAACTGTAAAAGCTATGCGAGAAACAGGCGCTTGGATTTGTAATTGGAATGGCGATATAAGAGATGAAACGCCAAGATGGATGATTGAGATGTCACCTTATGTAGATAAAACTTTGTTTTCGAATATGCGAGATGTCGGCAATGTATTGAATGGCGGATATTTAGAGATTGGTTATGATCCTGAGATTTATACACCTACTGGCGATAAAGGTAGTTGCAGAGAGATCTCTTTTTTCGGTAACAATTACGGAGCTGACAAATTTCCGTTAAGTAGATTGCGAATTGAAATGAACACTATGCTTTATAAACACTTCGGAAATAGGTATGGCGTTTATGGGAACAATTGGTTTAATGCAACCGGAAACTATAACCATTCACAAGCCGAGGAATCAAAAGCATACAGAGCAACCAAAATAGCAATCAATCTAAGCCATTACGATGTAGATTTATATACTTCAGATCGGATTTATAGAATATTAGGATCTGGGGCGTTTTGCTTATGCAAGGCTTATCCAAATATGCCTTTCATTGATGGCGTTCATGTGCGAACCTGGAATACTATTTATGATTTAATGTTATTACTAAGGTATTACATTGATGATCACCAAGAAGAGAGGGATCTAATTGCAAAGCAAGGCAATGAGTTTGTTAAAGAGAATTATACGTTTGATAAAATGATAAAGAATTTAATTCATATTTATGAAAATTAAAGTATTAGGTTTTATGACAATTCATTATGCCGGTGATTACTTGCGTGAGGCGTTATTGTCAGTTGTAGATCATGTAGATAAAATGGTAATCGCTTATAGCATGATGCCAAGCCAAGGTCATGGAAGTAAATTGCAATGTCCAGATTCCGAGGGTTATATTTTTGACATTTGTCAGGATGTATTAGGTGATAAATTAATTTGGGACCGGGCCGATAGATATGGTGCAGAAACTGAGCATCGGGCAGTCAAGTATAAATACTCTGATGGCTATGATTTGGTTTTGACAGTAGATTCAGATGAGGTTTATAAATCCGATGAGCTGGAGGAATCTTTTAAATATGCATATTGGGGCGTAGATAGGTTTTATGGCATTGATGGGTTTATAAACTTTTGGAGATCATTTGACTTTGCTTGTTATGATGGATTCAGACCAATAAGATTAGAGAACTTGCACAGATCAGCGCATACTCAGGACTTGACTTTAAAACAAACCATTTACCATTTCAGCACTTGTCAGCCAGAGCCTATAATGAGATACAAGTATAATGTATTTGGTCATGCTCATGAGGTCCGCAAAGATTGGTTAAATCATTGTTTCTACAAATGGAAACCAAGCAATCAATTTGGGGATGTGCATTGTGTAGCGTTAAACCTTTGGAATCCTACGCCATTTGATAAATCAGTTTTGCCTAGTTATTTAAAAAGCCATCATAATTTTAACAAGGAATTAGTATGACCGATATTACAATGTGTTCTGGCGAAGGATGCGATTTAAAAGATGATTGTTATAGACATACTGCAAAAAGCGGAACTTGGCAAAGCTGGTTTATGGAAGTACCTATAAAAGATGGTAAGTGTGATATGTTTTGGGATAACAAATTAAAAGATATTAAAGATCAAAAAAAATGAATTTTGCAGCTATCATAGTTGATGATCGGGAAAGTGTGGCTCAAGAAGCTATGCAAAGACATAAAAAGTTTATTCCGAGATCATGGGATGTATTTAATATTAAACCGCCTTATGAAAATGGTATTTACCAAATAAAAACTCCTCAGATTTATAATAGTATTTTAACTAATCCTAGTTTCTGGCGTGGTTGCAGGTTTGACCGGGTGCTAGTGTTTCAACATGATTCCGGATTACTTAAAGATGGAATTGAGGAGTTTTTGGAATGGGATTTTATTGGGGCCTGGATTAAGAACATACCGGGTTGCATGAATGGAGGTTTAAGCATTCGCAATCCTAAAGTTATGCACGAGATTTGTTTAGAGCATCCGTATCAAGGAATGGCAGTACATGGGAATGAGGATATTTACTTTTGTAACATGATGCGGCAGTTAGGTTATAAGTTGCCCGATAAAGAAACCTGCAATAAGTTTGCAGTTGAAACTGAGTTTGCATACGGATCAGTTGGCTATCATGCCATAGATAAGTATCATAAAAATTACAAAGATATACTAAAGCAATATGATTGATAAAATATTAAAAGTAACGGCAGAGGAATTAAATGAGATTAACCTATCTAAATATCTAAAGAGTACGGATGATCAAGGATTCCCAAAAAGTTGGTTTTATATGGATGCTGGACTGGAGCATTACAGATTACTAGCTTACATCAGCAAACTTTACAATGGCGTGACTTTGTTAGATATCGGAAGCTATCAGGGCAGTTCTGCAATTGCATTATCCTTCAACAAAAAGAACAAGGTTATCAGTTACGATATTGAGCATCAACCAGAGATAGCTGAGATTAATATTCCTAACATCAAATTTATCAAAGGCAATGTTTTAAAGGATGAGATTACTGCTCCGTTTATTTTGATAGATACTTATCATGATGGCACATTTGAGCAGGACTTTGTTGATCATTTGCTAAAGATTAATTACAAAGGTTTGGTCATGTTTGATGACATCCATTTAAACGAGGAGATGAGTAATTTCTGGAATGGATTAAAAAATGAGAAATATGATTTGACTGAAATAG